GTAGGTCATGCCATAGACAGATACAACGAAAGAACAGAAGTAGTATAAACATATAAACCAACGGGGGGAGGAAACTCCCTCCACAAATCAAACACAATGGAAGAATATAACAAACTATACGAGAAATTTCAAAACAAAACAATCACAAAAAAGGAACAAGAAAGACTATTTGTCTTAGCCTTTGGAGAAACATTTATGAACGACAAAAACCCTAACAAAAAATGGAAAGCCTAAAAGAATTAGTACTACAAGAAATGGAACGAATACACCTTCCCGACTATTGGGGGAGTGTAGAACAGATACAGAACGAGAACAAAATAGCATCCCTTACGAGCATCAAATACGAAGATGGAATGGCTATTGAAGATTGGCTATACAAAGTATACCATAACGAACAAGGAGCGAAAAAAGAATTAATTTAAAACAAACATTATGACTAAAAGATTTGAAATAACGTGGGATGAATTTGTAGAAAAATACAAACCCATACAGAACGAATGGAGAGAATGTGGTCCATTTTGGAATACTATGTTCGAGACCTTTGGAGATGAAGTAGAAAAGGTTTGGGAAACCCCAGTCCTAAACGTATGGACTCTATTTGATAGCGATGAAATAACTAGTGGAAGATGGAGGATAAACAGACTTGGTTATTTTATAACTGAGGTTGCAAGAAAAGAAAATGAAACCATAGATGTAATAGACTTATGAAACTTGAATCAGAGGTAGCATTTCAAGAAATGCTTTATCAAATCAGAAAGCACAGAAGAATATTATTGCACAATCACGGTAAACAAGCGCTGATTGAATTCGATAAATTATTAGAAGAACACTTTAAAAAACAAACATTATGAGATATCCACCTTACGAAACAGACCCATTCGAGGATGTGTTTGACAATGCAGTATCAGATACAGCACACGAAGTGATTAAAGACTTACCGTATATGATAGAAGAAAAGGTAAGAGAACACGTTGAAGAATACTTTGAGATTCCTCCTCAGTGGCACGATGAGATAATAGATCAAAAGTATGACTTCATTGAAGAGATAGTTAAGGAGGTAATGAGTAAAATTAAAATCAAATGAGGATAAAAATAGAAGACAACAACGGAAACGATTTATGCGAATTCAACATAAGATATTTGACAAATCCTAACAGAATTCATGACTACGAAGATTGTTCATTTGCTGACATAGAGACAGACAGCAAAGGAAATTATTTAAGAATACAATTAGAAAATTAAAATCAGATGAAAATAACAGAAGCAAACGCAACTAAATATGCGAACTGGTTATTGAACGAATGCTCATGTCCAGTAGACGAAATAACTTGGCTTGTCAGCACAATACAAGAGAGCGACAATGACCATGTAATACAACAAGTATTTGAAGAATGGATAGAAAAACAATCGTCGTTATGAAAGTACTTGTGGCTTGTGAAGAGAGCCAAGCAATAACTAAAGAGTTCAGGAAACTAGGACACGAAGCTTATTCGTGTGACTTGCTCCCTTGTAGTGGTGGTCATCCCGAATGGCACATACAAGGTGATGCATTGAAGGAGGCGAACTCGGGTGATTATGATTTAATGATTGCCCACCCTCCGTGTACATTCTTAGCAGTCAGTGGTAACAGATGGCTATACAATAAGGATGGGTCAAGGAATGAAGAGCGATGGGAGAATAGAAAGAAAGCATTGTTCTTTGTCAAGCAATTGATGGATGCTCCTATAAAACATATAGCAGTAGAGAATCCAATAAGCGTTATATCATCACAGATAAGAAAGCCTAATCAGATTGTTCAGCCGTATATGTTTGGGGACAAAGCATCAAAGCAAACGTGTTTATGGACAAAAAACCTACCTCTTCTGGAACCAACAGATGTTGTTGATAAAGGCGACTTCTTCGAGTGGACAGACAAGAATGGGAAAAAGAAAAGACAAGCTCAATGGTACATGGACGCCTTGTCGAAAGCTAAGACCCCAGAAGAGAGAAGAACATTGAGGAGCAAGACCTTTCCAGGAATGGCGAAGGCAATTGCAACTCAGTATTCAGAGTATATTATTAATGTAAAACCAACAATAAAATGAAACAAAGAGAACTAGCAGAACAGATAGCAGAAAATGTTATTGACACAATCTATGAAGCAGTAAGAGAACAAGCGGGTAGTGAAGACCTAGCGATAGCAGTTTTAAGTCAAATAAAATCTAAATTAAATAACTAATGAAAAAATATATGTACTATCCAAAACTAGCAGAGAATCCTGAGTATGTTCTATATAACAAAGAGGAAGATAAGATACTTCAGGAGCATTCTAACAGACCCCCAAGAATTTATGGGGTTAGTGCTGAGGCAAGGAAAGAAACGAGATTACACAAAGGATATAGCGTTGTAGACATACAAGACCTTCCAGACCATCAGCAAGACTTTTTAATCAGAGAATATAATCACAACTTAAAATACACAAAATAATTATGGGACTAGATATGCATTTAAAACGTAGAAAATACGTTAAGAACTGGAGCCACACACCTGATGAAAAAAGATTTCACGGTGTTGCATTTGTAGGCAACAAGCCTATTAACTTAAACAACATTACATACTTGGAGTTTGAAGCAATGTATTGGCGTAAGATGAATGCCATACACAATTGGTTTGTAGAAAACGTACAAGATGGTAAGGATGATTGTGGTAATTACTTTGTTCAGAGAGAACAAATAGAAAAGCTTTTGCTTACAATAGAACATGTCCTTCAAAACAAAGATGATGCTAGTAAACTATTAGAGACAAAAGCTGGATGCTTCTTTGGTTCAACAGAAATAGATGAATGGTACTTTGATCAGTTGGTAGAGACTAGGATAAGATTACAGGATGAACTTAATAACAACCCTAATGATGAATTTTATTATCAATCATCATGGTAAGTGCCTGGACAATTATAAGTATAGCAAGTTTTGTAGCTATCTATTGGACACTAAACGACAGATAGTCAATGAGTTATAAAATAAATTTGGAAATTATAAACATTGATATTAACTTGCAAACAAAATAGGGGTAGCTGAAAACCTTACAGAGTAGGCAAAATTAAATTTAATTATTATGAGTAATGTTAAAAGAAAAGCGACTCGCAAGAGAAAAACAAAGTATCACGTTGGTCGCTTACCAATTAGTCAAATTGAGTTTATCAGAAGCCTAGCAACTGATGACTTGAATGAAATCCAAACAACCTTCAAAAATGAGTTTGGGAAACTGTTAAAGACAGAGCGTATTGCTAAGTATCGTGAAGGGTTAGTCTCTTCATCAAGCAATAACCAAGAGTTTACTGTAACTATAAACCATAGGAATGGCAAAAAGTATTCCTTGCGTGAGTTTTTTCACAATAAAATGGCAAACTCTTATGATGAAAACGTAACCTACGTTATGGACAACGTATTTAGACAGCTTACTAATGAAGATAAAAGTTAAGAGGCTTGACTCTGGTGTACACATCTACTCCTTCACGGGGGTAGATGGCGTATGCCATATCAAAGCGTTAAGCAAGAACGAAGTATACAGAATGAATGTATCGTGGAGCAAATTTGTTGATTCACTATCATCATTAAACATCTCTACCTTCACAAACCTAAAAAGATACTGCCAAACGTGTGGGTCAAGACTAGGTGTTGACTGCGGAGATGCTGAACCAGACTACGATGATAACTATTGTAGTGTAGGTTGCTATGAGTCAAGAGATTGTAACTATCAAAACCAATAAACAATGAGTGGAATCAAACGCACACTAGATGAAACTTGGTATGAACATCAAGGCAAAATAGAACTGCATTGGATGGAACAAGAATATTTCAACTATATTGCAAGACCAAAAAAAGTAAATTATGAAGATAAACTTGAAGACACGAAAGAAGTCCCATATTACGAAAGTCAGAGACCATATATTACATTTTCACATGGACATGACAAAGAAGACAAGGGACATACACGAACTGAAGGGAAAGGAACTTAATAAAAAAGTTAAAGAACTTCAGTCAATTTCTAGACGAATGAGAGAATATCAAAAATATCTAAACCTATTACTATTTTGAAAACAATCGGAGAAGTACCAGAAGTAACTAAAGAGTTTTTAGAAGCACAAGTCATTGCACTGAAAAAAGCCTTAGATAAATCTGAAAGAAAAGTTATTGATCAACAATTTGATATTGACAGAGCAAACGCAAGGATTGATATTGTGGAGCAAACTCTATCTGAATACAATGAAATTATAAGTAAATACAAGAAAATGCTTAAGATAGATGACTGAGTGTAGAGAATATATGCTATCTGTTCTATGGAGGTCACTAGACCCAATAGACAAGGTTACCTATCTAGATGGAAGTGAACAGTATTTCATTCCCAGATTGAAGTTAGAGAAAGTTGGAGACAACGAGTATGAACTTTTATACACCACTAGAGACGTTTACAGCCCCGTAGAGGACTTTTTAGTGGAGTATGCATACCATACATCATTGAGACAGCTTTCGGACTCTCTAATCTTCTCTAATGCCTTCGATAGGCTTGAGGAAATAGAGAGTGCTGGTAAGCAATTATCAGACAAGGCTATTGATGCCTTAAAGGACAAGGTGAAAACCTTAAAAAGTAAAGACATATTACATTTAAATCAAATCAAACTAAATTATGAAAAAACTACAGAACCTATTTCTTCCACTTGAAGGACAATATTTAGAAGTCAGAGAAGGTAAGGGAGGATACCAAGGAAAAAAGAATATCCTTATTTACAAGGATGCTCGTGTTGACATGAACATACTTGATAAGGTTGTTGGTTCAAGCAACTGGCAAAGAAAACACTACGAGGTAAAGGGTAACCTATTTTGCAGTGTTGGAATATATGATGAAGATAAATCTATCTGGGTGTGGAAAGATGATGCAGGAGCTCCTAGTAATTTTGAAAGCGAAAAGGGAGAGTCCTCAGACTCTTTCAAAAGGGCATGTACCAACTGGGGAATCGGAAGAGAGCTATACACTGAAGCATACAGGGGAATTTCTATAAGTATGTCACCTAATGAAAAAACATTTGGGTGGTATGTAAAAAATCAAATTGTTGATGCTGAGGTTGTCGGTGTAGGTATATATGATAAAAGCGGTAATGCTAGGTTTAGAAAAAAGTATGATGATGAATCAAAAAAATGGATAATACTTAAATAGATTAGACATGAGATACAATCAGAACGAAAAGAAAGCTTTTGAAAAGGGTTACAGAATTAGTGACGAAGGTAAAGTCATTGGGCTAAGAGGTGAAGAGGTTGGTTTTACACAAACTAATGGATACCCTACATTTAAGGCTAGAGGTGATAAAAACAAAAATCTAAACGTTTCCTCACACAGACTGCAGGCTTATCAGAAGTTTGGTGATAAAATATATGAGGATGGTATTGTTGTAAGGCACTTAGATGGTGACAAGCACAACAATTCAGTTGACAACATAGAAATTGGAAGCTACAGCGACAACTACATGGATCAACCAGAGCATGTAAGGGTTGCTAGGGCTAAACACGCTGCTTCTTTTGTCAAAAAGTACAACGATGATGAGGTGATTGATTTCTATAATGAATGTGGCTCATACCAAAAGACAATGGATGAGTTTAATATTAGCAGTAAGGGTACACTTCATTATATACTTAAGAAGAATCCAAAGAACTACAAAAACCACGAGGAGATATGAAACTTTCATTTGATAAATACCTTTTTAGATGCTCCTCCTTAGGCAGCTTGATGACTTATCCAAAAAAGGATGAGTTGTCGGCTGGTCCTAAGACGGTATTAGAGGAGATATTTAAGCAACATGTATTTGGTAAAACCAAAGAGATAAGATCAAAGTACCTTGAAAAGGGAGTGCTTGTTGAAGCAGAGTCTATAGAACTTTACAATGAAGTAAATGGAACCAGCTATGTAAAAAACGACAAAAGATACAACAATGACTACATAACAGGGGAGCCAGATATCATTGCTGATGTTCTTATTGACATAAAATCACCTTGGGACTACTCCACCTTTCCCTTTACAAGCAAAGTAATTCCAAGTAAGGATAAGGGTTATTATTGGCAGTTACAGGGATATATGGCTCTAACAGGAATGGAAACATCTAATCTAGCATATTGCCTTGTTGACACTCCTGATGGTATTATATACAACGAGATGAAGGCTACTGCAGGTAAATTAGGTAAACATGTAGATGACCTTCCAGAAGAGCTGTCTCAGGAAATATGGGACACCCACAAGCACGAGGGAATAAATGCTAATATAAGAATTAAAGAATTTGTGGTTGAAAGAAACCAAGAAGACATAGATGCAATCTATAACCGAGTTGAAATAGCACGAGGCTATCTCAATGATTTAAATCAATTATTAACTTAAATTTTATTTATTATGGCACAGCCAACAAACAAAGAGCGTATCGCTCTAAACGTAACTGAGTTAGGAAAACTCATGAAAGAATCACCAAAGTCTGTAACCGAAAACGAAAAGTTTGGTAAGAGCGTTTGGTTTGATTTGACAACTTGGGACGATGGTTCTAAGTCTCTATCTGGATACAACCCAGAGACAAAGAGTAGGTATAACCTTGGAAAGGTTTTCCCTCCAAGAGACAACCCTAACAACAGTACACAGACTCCACAACAAGCCTCTACAATGGCTCAAGCAACGGACGACTTGCCCTTTTAATTTATTTGTTTTTAGTTAATATAAAGTGATCTTGACACATAGGGGGTGCCTGGCAAGTGCGCCCTCTGTCGAGATATTAATAATCCAAACTGTATAATTATGAAAATAGAACTAGAAAGAATATATGCAACTAGTGATGGAAGAAAAGATGCCATAATCGAAATATGTAATCAGTACTTTCATCCACACAATATCCTAGATAACATTGACAGGAGAATGAGACCAGTAGTAGAGAGAAGAATGATGACAATGCTTCTTTTAAGAAACTTTGCTAAGAATTTATCTCTTGCTGACATAGGGCAGGTTTTTAGAAAAGACCATGCTACTGCGTTGCACGCTGTAAAAACAATGAGAAACTTGATTGAGACAGATATAAGGCTTCAAACTCAGTATATATCATTAAGAAACAAAATAGTGGCTGAGATAGGAATACAAGGAGAGGTAGAAGACCCTTTAAGCAAAATCAAAAGACACAACAGGAGACTAATACACAGAGATATTACTAGGAGGGGTCTCTTGATTGAAGTAAAGAAAGAGTTGGAATATTTTCCTGAAGCCAAAAGAAAGAAAATAGAAAAACAAATTGAAGCATGTCTGAATCTTTTATAACACTAAGTAGGAGGATACTTGATTGGGAGTGGTACACAGACCCCAACACGATGAGAGTATTTATCCATTGCCTTATAAAAGCAAACTGGAAGGAGAAAGAATGGAGGGGTGTTGTGATTGACAGAGGAACCTTTGTAACATCTGGAGATAAGATGTCTGATCAACTCAACCTTTCTAGGAAGCAAATATTAACTTCTCTAAAAAAATTAAAAAAAACTGGAGAAATTATCACAAAAGGGCACAGCAAATATACGCTCGTAACCGTTGTAAAATATGATGATTACCAAAAAATTAATAAGGAGGAGGGACAACAAGGGCACAACAAAGGCACAACAAAGGTACAGCAAAGGGACACAACTAACAATAATAACAATAATAACAATACAACAAAAGATTATTTAAATTATAAGGGCGTTGCCCAAAACTTTGAAGAGATCATGCAAGAGGAGCAGTATGTCAACTTCATGATGGATAAGTATAACATGTCTAAAGGCAACTTAGAAAAGTACTACTTAGAGTTTAATGATCACCTTGAGCACACCCTTGACACTGTGAAGAGCACCAAAGAGTATGCAGCACATTTTCTAAACTGGTACTGCAACAAATATAAAGTAGATAGAAAGACTGGAAGACCTAAACTAAGAAGAAAGAACTCATTATGAAAACAATAGAATGGAACCAAATAAACCTCAAGGGTAAATCATCTGGGCAAATAAAAACTACTTGCCCTGCGTGTACTCCAGAAAGGAAGAATAAATCAGACAGGTGCCTAAGCGTAAACATAGCTAAGGGTGTTGCAAAGTGTCATCACTGTGATGCTATATCCATCAAAGATACAAAGCCACTTGTTCAAGACATGGTATATAAACTACCTGAGCAGACATGGAAGAACTATACAAAACTATCTGATGGCATGGTAAAGTTTTGTGAGGCAAGGGGTATTTATCAGTCAACACTCAAGGAGCTCAACATAACTGAAGAGAAATACTATCAGCCACAAGCAAACAAGGAGATGAACAACATAGTGTTTAACTACTTCGAGGGTGATACCCTTGTCAAGAAAAAGTATAGGTCTGGATCAAAGCACTTTACACAAACGGCACAGACTAAATCTATATTCTACAACATCAATGCCGCTATAGGTCAAGAGGAAGTTTTTATTGTTGAGGGTGAGTTTGATGTGCTTGCAATGCACCAGTGTGGATTTAAGAATACAATCAGCATACCGAATGGCGCTAATGACAACGATGACTTTTGGATAAACTCCGAAAAGTATATGCAAGACGTTAAGAAGTTTTACATAGCAACTGACAATGATACAAAGGGTGAGATTGTTGCAGACAAGATAGCGCAAAGACTAGGAAGGTACAGATGTGTTCGTGTCTTGTTTGAAGATAAGGATGCAAATGGTGACCTGCTTAAGGGTGGAAGTGATCTTGTAAAAGAATCAATTATAAATGGCAAGAGATACCCTGCATCAGGAACATACACAGCTAAAGATTTGGCAGGAGGTATATATGATTTGTATGAAAACGGATTACCCGAGACCCTGTTTCCAAAGCACAAATGTTTTGGTTCACTAAAGGATGTGTTCTCTGTGATGAGGGGGCACCTAGTGGTGTCTACTGGTATACCATCTCACGGTAAATCAAACTTTACAGAGTGGTATGTTATGAACCTGATGAGAGACTACAACATGAAGGCTTCGTTCTTTTCTCCAGAGCACAGCCCAATGGCATTACATCAGACTCAGTTCATTGAAAAGTTTTATGGAAGAAACTTTTGGGGAGATACTTACAATAGAAAAAGAATTACAAAAAAGGAGGTTGATAGGTATGTGGAGTGGGCAAATGAAAGACTGTATATAACAGCACCAGACGATGGGGAGTTTCCTTCATGGAGTTGGTTGCTTGAAAAGTTCAAGGAGCAGATGTTTATTTATGGTGTAGATATATTTGTTATTGATGCTTTTAATAAACTTGAGTACGATAAGTCAAACGATTCAGAGTTAAGCAGGATAAAAAACGTACTGACCAAGCTAACAATGTTTGCGCAGATGAACAACGTGATAATATTTTTAGTCGTCCACCCTAGAAAGATGGTTAAGAAAGATAACGAAGACTATGATGTGCCAACACTTTATGATTGTTCTGGATCTGCTGACTTTAGAAACCAAACCCACGATGGCTTTACTATATACAGGCACTTCTCTGATAACGATCAACAGGGTATAGATGTTAACGATGTTGAGTTTGTTGTGCAGAAGGTAAAGATGAAGTTCCAGGGTGAGATAAATGCAACTGAAAGGTTTAGGTTTGACCCTGCATCGGGAAGGTACTATGTTAAAAACCAAGACCCACCTACCTTTGAGTTTGATAACGAAGAGACTGAAGACATGTCTTTAGACCAAGCCTTTGGTGTTGAAAACGATGAACTGCCATTCTGATGGGAAGACCTAAAAAACAACCGACATCTGACTTTGTCACAAAGCACATTCACCAGAATGCAATGGCGTTTTGTATATCAAATGGCATACAGATACACCCTATTTTGCTTAAGAATAAAGAATTTAAACTAAACATAAGAATAGATCGTGGCGGTTTAATCAAGAACATAGAATCACCCGTCAACTACAGTAAACATGAGCTAACTGGTAAAATCTATGAGCTATACTTACACTACTTTAAGAAGATGGCAAATGCGGATGTCATAAGAAAATCAAGAAAAAAATACATTAGTTTCAAAAATAATACATAAATTTGTGAAAATGAATACAATAACCTTGTACCAAAGAGAATACAATAAAATAAAACAACCCCGATTCAACATTCAAGAGTTGGACGTAAATGCATTTTGCGAAAGGATAACAGGATTCAAGACTAAGTCTGAAAAAGAAAAGATGGATGCTTTGTTGGAATTAGACACTATGCTTTATACTCAGCTTGGGACAGACTCAAGCGTTAAAGATAAGAAGGAAACTAAAAAGAAGTCCAGAATAATTTACAGGGCTATTAAGACCTTCAACAAAGAGGTTGGAGACCAACTACTCCAGCATATGGATCCAGATGTATGACACATAGAATTAGGTTCATAGAGAGATTAAGAGACAATCTACATTCATCTGTAGACAGAATAATCGACTCTCTATACAGACCTGATTTTACTGAGACAAAAACTACAATAGCTCAGACAAAGGTTGATCTGGAAAGACTTCAAAACCAAATCAAAGAAGATGACTGATCAAAAAGAGCAAATCAAAAGTTTAGCGGAAAAGTACTTTAAGGATGGGCACAGAAGCCCTACTGAAATAGCAAAGTACATTCACGAGGATTTACAAATAGATCCTGAAGAAAAAACTGTAGAGTCTACAAGGAGACATGTGTCTAAGGTTCTACAGAGAATCACAAGAACAGAAGAGCAACCAGCCCTAGCTAGTGCTTGTGAAGAGAGAGGTATTGACATTAGTAGTGTAGGGATAGCGTGGTCAAAGGATAAGAAGTGGTCAATACAGTTTAAACCAAACAAAGACAGCGGTCCTACGTTTGAACAGATGCTTGAAGACCACATCGATGCTGTTAAAAATCACACATTTAGTTATGAGAAAATTGAGAGAACAAACAATCCTGATGGCTGCTTACTTGTTATTGATCCTGCTGATGTACATATTGGGAAGTTAGCATCTTCATTTGAGACAGGAGAGGATTACAACTCACAAATTGCAGTTAAAAGAGTTAAAGAAGGGGTAGAGGGAATCCTTGAAAAAGCATCAGGATTTAAGATTGACAAAATTGTCTTTGTTGCAGGTAATGATATCCTCCACATAGACACCCCTAAGAGGACGACTACGAGCGGAACTCCACAAGACACAGATGGAATGTGGTATGACAACTTTTTAATCGCTAAGAGGCTCTATATTGACGTCTTAGATACATTGATTCAAGTGGCAGATGTACACTTTATGTTTAACCCATCAAACCACGACTACCAGAGTGGGTTCTTTTTAGCGGACTCCATAAGCTCTTGGTATAATAACTGTGAAAACATTACCTTTGACACTTCAATTGCACATAGGAAGTATTATCGATACCACACAAACCTTATCGGAACAACACACGGAGATGGAGCGAAGATGCAAGACCTTCCTTTGCTTATGGCTCAAGAAGCTAGAGAAGATTGGTCAGCATCAAAGAACAAGTATGTGTACATACACCACATACATCACAAGATGTCTAAAGACTTCATCGGTGTCACTGTTGAGGCTCTTAGATCTCCATCTGGAACTGATTCCTGGCACCACAGAAAGGGTTATCAGCATGCACCTAAGGCGGTTGAAGGATTTATTCACTCAAAGGAGCACGGACAGATGGCGAGACTAACACATTTATTTTAATGACACCTTACGATATAGCTAGATTTATCTCTATTGTTGTTGCCATAGCCTTGTGGGTTTATTTTTTTTATAGCTCAAGAAATGGATTCAAATAAACAAACTAGAATATGCGACTGTTGGCTAGATGTTGGTCAGTGTCAATGTGAAATTAAAAACAAAAAAAATGAAGGAAAACGAGCTAATTCAAATGAGGAATCAAATAAAAAATGTAGTGGGGATGCAGCAAGCAATCCTAAGTCAACTACAAAACCTGAAAGACCTCTCGATTGGGACGCTAGAGACCTTAAAGCGTATGGATGGGTACCAAAAAGCAGTAGATCAACTGAAGGAAGATATACAGACAGATTCTGGGAAGAAGACTGAAGAAATAATAAAGGAATGACAGACCCAATAGTGTCTATGGTTATCGCTCAGTTCAGAAGCAGGAGCAAGAGAGGAATTGAAAAGTATAACACCACGTTAGCTGAAAATGACCTATCTTTGGTCGAGTGGCTTGAGCATGCTAAAGAAGAGGCAATGGATCAAGTTCTGTATCTAGAAAGAGCTATCAATGAAATTAGATCCAAAGAAAATAGTATTCAATAGGAAGTTGACCTTGTCAGAGGCTATAAAAGCCTACACTATATTGAATGAAACTTTGTTTTTAGACGATCGAGATTCACACTACTACTATGTTATAATTAAAAACGAGTTTGATATATTCATCGAAACAATAAATGATGTAGAGGTTTATTGGTTTGCCAACAAGCTAGAGGTTACTGACAGACAAGCCGTGATGTGCTTATGCGAATATCCAACCTTCTGGGAAAACCTGAAGGATCACTTGTACATGTGTGGCATAAACGACTACAAGAGGTATAGTGTGTTTACTAAGGGTGACCTAATGGGAACTGATGACAGAACTTGGGAAGAGTATATAGGAAGTGATGAGAATGATGCTATGCAGTTTTACACTGATATACTGCTGATAGACGATATAATCTCAGTGATAGAGATAGAGGATGAAGTATAAAAGAAGAAAGGGTGGAAAGCAAATAACTAGATCCACCAAGGTTAAAGAGGATGGTATTGAGTTTGCCTCCAAGCTTGAGCTGTATATGTACAGAGCCCTGAAGAAGGCTAAGATAAAGAATAAGTATGAAGGTAAGACGTTCACTATCATCAACGGCTGTGACTT